GCTCGAGCGCCTGGCGCCATAGCGGCAAGCCAACGACCAGCACGTCCTGGGGATCGAGACACCTTGTGGCCCGTAGCAGGCCTTCAGCCAACTGAAATGGCGTTATGACGATCCACGCTGGTTGCTGCATATCGCCTTGGTCGTAGTGGTCAGAGCACCACTCCAGCGCAGCGCCGCACTCGTCTCCCTGCGAAATTGCGCAATCCCATTTGCCTTTAGCGAACTCCTCAAACGCCGCTCGCAGGTTACGCCGTATCTCTTCCGTGAGCATTTCCTCAAGCGTCTCGATCCCGCAGCCCCAATCGCTGAAGTCATAGATCGGCTCGAGCTCGACGCTATCCGCCGCCTTCGTCTCGTCAGCCTGATCCGACATAGGAACCTCCCTCGCGATTCATGAGCGATACCGCAATCCATCTGCATGTCCATACCGGCGACCGCGGCCCCGACACGCCGCCGGCCATCCGTGATCTGACGGGTGGCGACCCGGATGCCTATCCCCGTGACCTCGACGACCTCCACGCCCGCCTGATCCGCTGGTTCGAGGAGAGCGAGCTGGCGCGCCAAGACGAGATCGACCTCGCGCAGCGCGATCGCGAGTACTTCGACGGCTCCCAGTGGACGCGCGACGAGCTGAAGCTGCTGAAGGAGCGCGGCCAGCCTGCCATCGTCATCAACAAGGTCGCGGATAAGGTGCAACTGCTGTGCGGCATGGAGCGCAAGGCGCGCACCGACCCCAAGGCATTCGCTCGCACGCCGGCCGAGGAGGATCGCGCCGACGCAGCAACGCAGGCATTGAGATACATTGCGGACGACAACGACTTCTCCGTCGTGCGCAGCGAGGTGTTCTCCAACATGCTCATCGAGGGCGCCGGCGGGGCTGACCTCGGCCTCGAGGACGATGGGCAAGGCTCGTGCAACATCACCATCACGACCATCCCGTGGGATCGCATCTGGTACGATCCCCACAGCCGTAGCTACGATTTCAGCGACGCGCGCTACAAGGGCATGGTGATCTGGACCGACCGCGATGCGCTTGAGGAGATGTATCCCGGCGAGGATGTGCAAGACGTAATCGAGAGCAGCTTCAGTAGCGCCGACTACCAGTACAACGACCGGCCGGAAACGGCGTTCTGGACCGACAACAACCGCACGCGCATTCGGCTGGTGCAGTGCGACTGGTCCGAGCGTGGGACCTGGTGGCGCGCGACCTACACCAAGAGCGGGCTGCTGGCCGCACCGCAGCGCTCCAAGTTCAAGGACCGTAAGGGCAAGTCGGCGTCCGGGCTGCTGCTGCAATCCAGCTACATCAATCGCGAGAACCAGCGGTATGGGATGGTACGTGGGCTCATCAGCCTGCAGGACGAGATCAACAAACGGCGCAGCAAGGCGCTGCATCTGCTGAGCGTGCGCCAGGTCATCGCAGAGCAGGGCGCGGTGCCGGACGTCGATAAGGCGCGGCGCGAGGTCGCTAAGCCTGACGGCTACATCGAGGTGATGCCTGGCCTCAAGTTCGAGATCGAGCAGACCGCGGACCTCGCTGCCGGCCAGTTCCAATTGCTGCAGCACGCCACCGCCGAGATGCAGCTCAGCGGCCCGAATGCGGCCATGAGCGGCACCGATCCGCGCGAGCTGTCCGGCCGTGCTGTGTTGGCGATGCAGGCCGGGGGCGCCGCTCAAAATGAGCCATTAGCCGACGCGCTGCGGTTCTGGAGCAGGCGGGTTTATGAGAGCTGCTGGATGGCGGCGCGCGAGTATTGGAAGGCCGGCAAATGGGTGCGCGTCACCGACGACCTGAACGAGACGCGCTGGGTCGGGATCAACCGTCCGGTGCGGCTAATGGACAAGCTCGCCGACATGCCGGAACAGCACCGCGCCATGGTGATGCAGCAGATGCAGTTGCAACCCGGTGATCCACGGCTGCAGCAGGTCATCGGCATCGAGAACGACATCTCGGATTTGGATGTAGACATCACGATCGAGGAGGGCATTGATATCCCGAGCCTACAGGCCGAGGAGTTCCAGAGCCTCGTGCAGCTTGCGAGCGTTCAGCCGGGGCTGATCCCTGGCGATGTGCTCATTGCAGCATCAGGGCTGCGCGACAAAGACCAGATCCTCGAGCGGATGAAGGAACACCAGCAGCAGCAGCAGCAAGCCCAGCAGCAGGCCGGACAACTCGCAACGCAGCACGCGCAAGCCGACATCGCGGGCAAGCAGGCGAAAGCGCAGGCCGACATGGCGCTGGCGCAGGAGCGCAAGGTCAACGCCGCGGCCAATGTGCATTCCGTGCATGGCGAGTTCAGCGCACCACCCTACGGGCAGCCGCATGTGGCTCCGGACAACCCTCCGGGAGCGTCGTCACCGCAGCCGCCTGATCCCGAGCAGATGACGCCTGACATCGCTATGGCCCATCACATGGCAGATCTAGGCAAGAAGCACGCCGATGTAGCCAAGACCAGAGCCGATACGCTGCTGACGGTGGCAAAAATCCCGCAAGTGGCACAAGGCACGTTACATACAGCCCATCAGACCCATAATGTTGCCGTAACCACTAATCGCCTCATGCAGACTCCGATCCCGCAACCTGCAGCGCCAGGGGGTGCGCCATGAGCCTGATCCTACTGGTCGTCATCCTGATCGTGCTGTTTGGGTTCGGCGGCGGGTATTATGGCTATCGGTCGGGGGCGTATGGGTATGGCGGCTTCGGAGGAATAGGGCTTGTGCTGCTGATCATCGTGCTGCTGCTGCTATTCGGTGGCGGCCGGTTTTGGTAGCGCGGTGTGAGCACATTGGCGACGCCACGCTGTATCTCGGTGATTGCCGAGAGATGCTGCCGACGCTCAGCGGCGTCGATGCTGTGGTGACTGATCCGCCGTATGGCAAAGAGGCCACGCATGCGGGACACCTCGGCAACCTCACGCTGCGGAATGGAGAGCCTGCCGGACAGGCTCTCGGGTTCGATGGGATCGGCGGCATCGCACTGGAGCGTCTGGCGCGGCTCTGGACTGATACGGCGCAACGCTGGGTCGTGTTCACTTGCGAATGGAAATATCTGGTGCGCCTCGACCAACTCGGATTGCTGGTTAGGTTCGGTATCTGGCGGAAACCAGATGGAGCGCCGCAATTCTCTGGGGACCGGCCAGGGATGGGTTGGGAGGCTGTAGCAATCTGCCATCGGCCTGGCATGAAGCGTTGGAACGGCGGCGGCGCGCATGCTTTCTGGACCTACCCAAAAGGCAGCAATGACAGCGGGCATCCGACAGGCAAGCCGCTTCCTTTGTTCTCTGATTTCGTCCGTGACTTCACAGATCCAGGCGAAACCATCCTCGATCCCTACATGGGCAGCGGCACCACGGGCGTTGCCTGCGCGCGCCTAGGGCGTCGGTTCATCGGTATTGAGATCGAGGAGCGCTACTTCGACATAGCGTGCCGGCGGATTGAGCAGACGCAGCGCCAGCGCGATCTGTTCGTTCATGCGCCAATGCCAGAGCATCCGGTCGAGACCGAGATTGCTGACCTGTTCGCGGAGGCTGCGGAGTGAGCCACGGCGCGCTGCTTGGGATCATGGTGCTGGCGCTGGTTGTGCTGCTGATCACCGCTGTCACCTGAGCGAGTAGGGGCGGCTTCTGGCGGTTACCGCCCACTACTCTCCCGCACCACCTTGCACGGACGCGGTGGCGCCATCACAGCACGGTCGAGTCCAACCCGCAACGACATACTGAGGTCCAATGGGAACTGTCACCGTCGTCCCCGGCCAGAGCATCCAGGACGCGATCAACGCCGCGGCATCCGGTGACACGATCGACGTGCAGGCCGGGACGTATGTCGACCAGTTCCTCACCATTCGTACCTCGATCACGCTACAGGCGACCGGTGGCGAGGTGCTGATGCGGGAGACGGTATCCCCGCCCGACGGCAAGGCGATGATCACGGAGAGTGGCGCCAATGTCGCGATCAATGGGTTCGATATTAGCGGGGTGGCTGTACCGGACGGAAATGGCGCTGCGATCCGCTACGAGGGCGGCAGCCTCTCGCTGTCGGACGACTATTTCCACGACAACCAAGAGGGACTTCTCGGCGCCGCAGACCCAGGCGGCAGTATCTCGATTGACCACAGTGAATTTGCATCGAATGGCGATGGATCAGGCTCGACGCACAACATCTACGTCGGAGCAATTACGAGCTTCACGCTTACGAACTCGTACATCCACGACGCGGTTGTAGGGCATGAGGTCAAGAGCCGCGCGGCGAATAACACCATCACTGGCAACCGCATCTTCGACAACGGCGGGAGCGCCAGCTACAGCATCGACCTGCCGAACGGCGGCAACGCCACGATCAGCGGCAACACGATCGAGCAGGGGCCCAACACGCAGAACCCGTTCATCGTGGCCTACGGAGAAGAGGGCGCCAGCAACCCCGGCACCAGCTTCGCCATTACCGGCGACACCATCGTCAACGATGATCCGTCCGGGCGGTTCCTGCTCGACACCGCAACGCAGCCGACGCTGAGCGGCAACAGCGTCTGGGGGCTGGATCCATCGGTTGCCGGGTCCGACACTGTGCTGCTGGCCAGCCGGCCGAGCCTCGACACCTCATCGCTCAGCTTCATCAGCAATCCTGGTGGTGATCCGCCACCCGCCCCACCGCCGGTCTCTGAGCCACCCCCAACGCCGCCGCCACCGGAACCGCCGCCATTGCCACCACCCGAGCCACCGCCGCTGCCGCCCCCGCCGGAGCCGCCGCCTGTGCCGCCACCCGTGCAGCACGGCCACATGGGGCATCACCATCAGCTCGCTGCTGCGCTGCGGGACTTTCTGGCGCCGCACACGTAACGACGCAACGACGCATCAACACATGGAGAATTATGATGGCACGAGTTCATGTTATGGGCGGCTATTTGAACGTCGAGGGGATGAGCGGCGGATATCCGGACCAAGGGCTGCCTGGATCGCCTGCCTATCCGGATCAGGGGCTGCCTGGCGACCAGCCTGGGATCGACAATGCGCTGCCGGAGCCACCGCCTGGCATCTGGCCGCCGCCGAGCCTTGGCAATCCCATCGTGCCAATTGGCCCGGACAACACGCTGCCGGTGCAGCCTGGAACCATCTGGCCCTCGCCCGGACGCCCGAACCGCCCCGACCAGGGACTGCCAGGAGGCGGTGGACACCCTGGTGGTGGACCGATGCCCGGCAATCCGCCGCGACCCGATCAGGGGCTTCCTGGCGGGCAGGGTGGGCAGATCGACAACGCGCTGCCCAGCAAGACGTACTGGATGGTCGCGTATTGCCCGGCGTTGGGGTGGCGGTACATCGCCGTGGACCCCTCGCTGCGCCCTGGCATGCCGCTGCCGCCGCACGCACAGCCGAAGTAGTTCATGCAAACAGTGGCGGCGTCATATCGGCGCCCCGCCGCTTAGCTATACGGCACCAGTCAGGGTTTAGCTCGATGAGCAACGATGAACGCCCCAGGCGGCGGGCTACGGCCCCTGTGGTGCCGGTCCCGGCAAACGGATCAAGGACGGTATCCCCCGGTCGGCTGCCGGCCAGGATGCAGACGGTGGCGAGTTCCTCTGGCATGGTGGCGTAGTGGACGCCGGGATGCGAGGTGGTTTCGATGGTCCAGACGCTGCGCCGGTTGCGGGATGGCTCGGCCACGGCGTCGGCGTCGTAGAAATAGGACGATGCCTTGGAGAACATGAAGACGTATTCGTGGGCTCTCGTGGTGCGATCTCGCATACTCTCGGGCATCGGATTGGGCTTCGACCAGATATTGTCCTGCCTGAGATACCAGCCGTCATCCCGTAGCGCGAAGGCAACCATCCATGGGATGCCGATCAGATCCTTCTCTTTCAGCCCGGCCCAGCCTCGGCGCCGTGACTTCTCGGCCGGCTTGCCGTTCATCCTGTCACGACCGTGGACGCCTTGGCCTGGACCCATCTGGACACGAAAATTGTTGTAGCTGTCGCCAATGTTCAGAAAAAACGTGCCGTCATCCTTGAGCACTCGTCGGGCTTCCCGAAAGACGGCGGTCAGTTCAACCACGTAAGCGGCGGGCGTCGCCTCCAGCCCGATCTGGCCATCGATACCGTAGTCCCGCAGCGCGAAGTAAGGCGGCGAAGTGACGATTGTCTGGACAGAGCAGGAAGGAAGATCTGCCAGGGCAGTCCTGGCGTCGGCATGTATCACATCGATTGTTGTCATTTCTGGCGCCGATACGCTGCTTCCATAACCTCAAGCATTACGCCAAGGCGTGGCATCGGCTTAACCATGGACGTAGATGGGGGCTGTCGGGATGCCGAGCTTGGTCAGCAGTTCACGGGATGGCAGTGTCTTGCGAGCCATATCGATCCTCCGATCAGGGTCGTTGGTTAGGGTGCCTGGGCCGTGGCAAGCGGCTCAGGTTCCCGCTTTATAACATGACAATAGGGAAGCTCCACATGAAACACGCTTTGCTCGGCGTCAGCATCATCGCGGGCGCCATGTTCTTCCACGCACCGGCCAACGCAGTTGTCATCCTCTCGTTCGGCCAGACCGCCGGGACGCCGATCACTGCGACGGAGAACGGCGCGCAGACCGCGACGACGCTGAGCGCGACCGATGCGTCGATCAGCATCACACAGATCGAGAATGGGGTGCCGGTCAATGCGTTCTTCGATCTCTCCGCGGCATCGGATGGTGCGGCTGTGCCGATCCTCGGCGGCAGCGCGCAGAAGTTCAGCGGCACGTTCAGCATCACGAGCTCCATCGGTGGCACCGGCACCAACTACCTGTCGGGCGTGTTCGCTGACGTGACGTTCGGTAGTGGCGCGGGTGGTGCGTTGGCTGTCGGTGCGCCGCCTGACAGCCTGACACTGACATCCGACGTGATCACCGACCTCTTCAATCCGAGCGCGGTGGGGCTGGCGTTCGCTGGCATCACGCCGGCATTCCAGATCGTCGGCACGTCCATCGGTTCGTTCACAAGCTCCGTGTCGGGGACGTTCTCAGCATCGCCTGCGGCGGTGCCGGAGCCGGCATCATTGGCTGTGCTGGGCCTGGGGCTGCTCGGGTTGGGGTTGGTGCGTCAGCGGCGTGCGTAGTGGCCGAGGCGCCGCCCAACGGCAATGGTGGTGGCCACACCACGGTCGTGCAGGCGGCGATCAAGCTGGGGCAGTCGGTCACTCACGGGCTCGGCCCTCAGTTCCTGGCGTTGGTGCTGTGCAACGTGATGGCGCTGGGCTTTCTAGCGTGGTTCGTGGATGCACGGGCGCGGCACACGGCCGACGTGCTCAACCAGTTGCTGCATGCGTGCCTGACGAAGTAGCTCGGCCAGCGTCGGGATCAGCTTTGGCGGGCAGGAGGAGCGGACGGGGAGATGGATCGCGGTGAGCCTGCACCGCTGGCACTGATATCCCTGCTCCCCGTTCGGGGCCGTAATCGCCAGCCATTCGTGGGCCATGCTGCCTCCTACGCTGCAAAGGCTGATTTTGGAGAGTAGACGGGAGGAGATGGATATTCTCCAACTCATCCCCGGCGGGGTTCTACCGAACGACCACTGGCATCGCGGGACCAATGACGGGACATGCTCGCGGTGTCGCCGCGAGGTGCCAGACGAGGACGTACCGCTGATGCTGTGGAGCAAGAACGGCAGCGACATGCTGATCTACTGCGAGACGTGTCTGGGCGATCCGCTGGCCGAGTAGCCGCCTCCTACTCATCAACCTGCCCCTCATGCTCCGTGCGCCTGATCAACTTGTAGAACATGCACGGCACGTCGGGTTCGCCATCACCGCCCCAGCCGCAGGTCAGGCACTGACGCTCGCCAGCATAGCCGGTGACGCTGCGGAAATTGGCGCTGCCGCACCAGTGGCATTGTCGGCGAGGATCGAACATCGCGTCCTCCAACTCTTCAAAATGCCCCTGCGCCCGGTTGTGGTTATCCGAGATCGTCGCGACAATTCTTGCAGCGCATATCCGGCTCCATACCGCCGCTATACCAACCCACCCCGGCAGGGTGCCCATGTAGCCGACACCAGATCGTCGCGCCCCACCACGGGGAACCAACCTTTTTGGGCTCAGTCAGATATTGCCACCACTCTCGTGTGAACCAGTGCATCGTTGCCGTCCTCCTACTCTTCAAAATGCCCCTTTCCGATAGCTACCCCCAGTCAGGTGCCAGTTGCCACAATTGAGCGACCCTTTCGAGGCCGGAAAGCCGGATGACAAGATCATCATCGGCAACCACCCTCTGCGTTTTCTTCTGAGCCATAGCGGGGATGGCCGCATCTCGATCCGGACGCCGGGCGGCGAGAATGGCTGGTTTGACGCCGACGAACTGGCTGGAGCCATCGGGTTTTTCTTCGGTGAGCGGCTGTAAACTGTCAGATGCCACAATTGAGGCTATGGAAGCTGATCTTTTCGCCTAGCTACCCCCAGTCAGGTGCCAGTTGCCACAATTAGACCCCTCTCATGCGCTCTCGCGCCCTTCCAACGACACGCTGGATGTCCTTGTGCTTGACGTCGAGCGGGTGACCGGTGG